TGTTGGTTATTTAGCTGCCATTTGTGAACAGCGATTTTTTCGCCGCCTATGACAACTTGTTCCTGTAGGGATAGCTCGGTGATCATACCCATAGTCTCTTCTCTTTTGAAATTACTAAATCAGGCAACACACTGCGTGCTGCCCATTCAATGTTTTTGTATCCTGCCGAATTTCGGCAGTCAATCGGAGGCTTGCGCAGCTAGTCTGCAAGCAAGTTACTTTGGTCTTGGTCGTCGCTGTCGGCCTCAACTAGCTCTACCGGCGCGGTCTCGATGCACTCTGTGCAACGGACACAAACTACGCTTGCCAAACAAGACTCACATCGGGCCAGACGAATAGCTTCAGATGCATCTTCTGCATCCTGCAAGCTCTCGTAACCGTCCAAATTCACTAAGTATTTCTTTGCCATAGATTAAGATCACCCCCAATCAAGTTGTTTCGGCTTCGGCCAGCAAGGCTTGATCTTCCTTGCTCAACGCGAATCCTGCCTCTAAACGCTTTGCTATGCCTGCAAGACGCTTTGCCTTCCCAAGACGTTCACTGCGTTCTGGGCTCAAGCAAACCACATTTACAGGGAAAGTAACAAGATCAATTTGCTTGGTGACATTCTTTGGGTGCGGCGTGGTCACTTGATACCAACGCTTTGCTTCAGATTCATCACAACACTCGATGTGTTTCGTGGGAACGTCAGGGTTGTTGTTGACAGATCGAACCTCGAACATGTAAGGAAATTCCCCCTTGTACACGTTTTCAGTGGCTCGCAAAGGTCGGGTCTTGGAAGAATCCTCAGCCGCGACTACTGCTGCCTCTTTTTCAGCAACTTCTTTCTCTCGCTTTGCGATAGCGGCCTCTCTGGCCTCAAGCTCTCGCATTGCCTTTTCAATCCCACTACTGCTCTTGTCACCATCGGCCATACGCTTCTACCTTAAAAATAAAGGGGAACCAAATTATCAACTCCCCTTTATCGTATCAGCTTTTGAGAAAACAACCTACTATGTGTTTCGGACTGCACAGAGTCTTTCGCGAACCGCCGCGGCTCCTCGCTCGGTTACCCTGTAACGTGCAATCACATCACGCGTGAATCCGACTTCCGTGTTTGCGCCTTCTTGCAATACCGTCAGTGGCCAGTTTTGCATGTAAACAAAACCTTGCCTAAAGTCGCCTAGCCACCAAGTACTGGCCGAACCCGACCGCGATTGAACGTAAGGACTTGATACCACCGTGTAAGGCGAATCAACCTGGTTTCCATTTGTGTAGGTTTGGTTGTTTGAAGTGGCAGTCGCAACCCGTACCATCGTAGCATTCATGATCCGCCTTGCAGCGTTTTCAAGTGCCTTTGGAACTAGAACGGTGGTCGGTGCCATGACGATTGGCTCGCCAGTGATCGGGTCGACCATCTCGTTGAACTCTTGCAATGCAGCATCCATGCTTGCCCAGTCCACCAAAGGATTGGATCGACTGTTGTCGGACGCATAGGTTGCTTGAGCAGCTCCACCATTGCGACGATAAATGGTCGCAATACCCAGCACTACGTCCAGGATTCGCTTCTCGCGGTTGACTGCTACTCTAGCCCCAGTTCGGCCTGCTTCGCTCAGAATCAATCCTGTGCGATCAAAGAACACAGCTTCCCGAGTCACATTGACAATGACACCACGCTTGATGGTTTCAGGAGTATCGACGTACTCTTCTCCAAAGGTTGCATTGGGGTATGGCTCGCCCTCGCGGACAACTTCGACCTCATCACCAAGGCGACCAACTCCAGGGATCCTCTCCCCAGAGAAATCTGTCTGGATTGTTTCAACCAGTTGATCTCCAATCAACCCAGGCATGTTGAACCCATTCAAGGTTGCCGTGTAGGTGATTTGACCCATGATGTTTGCAAAGTTGCTGGTGTCAACCAGTCCAACCGATTCTTGCAAATTGACAAAGCCACCCATTGAAGCAGGTCGGAGGAAGTTGACTGCCTCGCGACCATTTTCAACAAAGTTTTCGAACAAGTGACGCACCGACCAACGGTCAGCAAGCCCAGGTCCTTCTTCACGCAAGGCAACATTGAAATCGGCTGTGAAACGATCGACTCGTCTGTCGCGCTCAGCAGCCTCGTATAGTCGTCGTAGCTCTTGATGCCGACGGGTCTTATGGTCCACAGTGAATCTCCTGACTTAAATCCTGAAATGAAAAAACAACAACAGTACTAGAAAGCACTACAAAAGATTACCGCCGCTGAACGGCAGCAATCGCATCGACATTCAAAGTTTGAGCCACAGCGCTACCAGCCTTGACTCCGACTGCAACGCTTGCATCGGTCGCATTGGCAAAGGTTCGATCAAGCATCTTGAATACAGTCGATCCATCGATTCTGAAAATCACATCGCACAGTGTTGTGGTCTTTGGAATCACATCGATTTCAAGCAACTGGTAGGCTGCAATTCCCGACAATTCATCCTGCTTGCGAAGCGACGTCGTTGCGTTCAACTCAGCAATCGTTTGTGTCGAACCGTCAGAGTAGATGACTCTCCAGTTCCGAGAACCATCCACCTTGAAGAATGCCGCTCCCGAGAACGATGTCTTCAAGCCCGCGCCGTTGTCCACAATCGCATTGGCTGCCACTGCATCCATAGAACCAAAGAAGACGTTGGCCGCGTTGGTGGAAACTTCTGTGAACTGGAGCAAGCAAGCCAGGTAGTAGGGCCGGCCGGCAGCGATCCGAAGAATCTCTGGAGTTGCGACATAGGTCTCATCATTGTCAACTGGAGTTCCGTCCGATGCTGCAACGACCATGATCCCATTGGCTGCATCGCCTACTGTAGCTGTTCCCGCGTCAGTGGCCGTAACCACGAAACGACTTGTGTCTCTGTTGGTAAAGTGATCCATCAACTCAACTGATTGAGTCATTCGAAGGATCGAACCTGAAATTTCTAAGCCTCGCATTTTATCCTCTTTGCCGAGTAAGCACTAAAAACCGATTTCAAACTTGCCACACTGGCAAGCATGTACACTTATCGAAGGACGGATTTGAAGTCCTGGATGTCTTTGGGATATTCCATCACTCCCCGGCCTGCCGATTCCAGCAAAGCAGAAGGACTGCTTGCAGGCTTCTGGCGCGCTTGCTTGGAGGAGAATGATTCCAACAAAGCCTTGCGTTCCTTTTCAGGTGTTCGCAATAAGGCATTGATTCGCACATCGGTAGCCTCACAGCCGGCTGCCTCAAGTAACTTCTTGCAGACAATCTTGCCTTGCTCAAGTTCCAAGCTGGCCCTTAGCTGTCGGTTTTCCTCCTGAAGATCTCCGAGTTGCTTTTGCATTGATTCTTTCATCATCTCATCGTCTTCCTCTTCCTTGTCCTCGTCGTCTATCGCAGCTTCAACCGATTCGGTTTTGCTGTCGGATTTTGGCTTTGCCATATCGCCGCCAAGGGTTGCCATCACTTGATCTTTTGCTTTGAAGATAGCCTTGAGCTTGGCAAGCTTTGCAGCTGAATCCATCGCTGTATCTTCCAAGACCTTCATTGCCTCAGCCTTAAAGGCCTCCTCTAGGCCGACATCCTCTTTGCCCATCTCGACATCCATGGAGCTGGCCATCGAGTCGGCACCCATCATTTCTTCAGCCATGTACTCTTCGAACAAACGCTTCGTATCTGACTTATCGATAACTGTAGACATTGCTTGACCACCCAAAATAAAACCTTCTTGGAATGAGCCACTGACAACCAGTGGCTGCTTGTTTGCATTGCTTCGCTTCTCGCGACGCTTGTCTCGTCGTGTCTTGCCTTTCCTGCCCAGAGACTCAAAAAGGCCTGTCGTGCTGCCTGGGTTGGTGACTAAGTCCACAGAGTAGACTTTTGTAATCTCACGAATCTCTCGCCAGCCATCGGCAGCAATGGTTGAATCGCCATCGGCATCGTGGGACAAGCCAAAGTTCTCTGGGAAGCGCTCGGCTGCCTCGAGGATGTGCTCAGTCATGGGATGCGACTTGAGATAGTGGAGGTCACCAATCAGTCCGTCCTCATGCCAACGGACATTTTGAAGCTTGCCCCAAAATGTGCTGAATGCTCTTTCAGGATTGGGATTCCCTGCCGTTGGCTTCACATGGTCAATGCCAATGGTGACTCCTTCGTACAATGGGATCCCAGACCTAAGAGCTTGCTCCAGGTAGCGACGCTTGTTCTTTGAAGTTGTCTTGATGACACGGACGTCTCGTATCACGCCGCCCTCGCGGTCAACTTTTGCGTAGCCTGTCACGCTCTCATGAAATCTTTGCATGTTTTCCCCCATGCGTCAGATTCTTGCTGGATATTGACCACCCAGCCGACGACGAGCAAAACTATTTCACGTACCACACCAGGCTGCATCGGCAGCGAACATGGACCGGTCCGCCGTAGGGGAACTCATCGCCCCAGACATCTTCCTTGGTCCCATGGAAAGGCAAACAGCGAGGACACACCCTTTCATCCTCAGCAGTGAACCACACAGCATAGGCATCCATTCCAAATTGCTGCTTGGCTATCTGGACGGCCTCATGCTCACCGATATTAATGGCCGTTGTCGTCTCTGTGATAGCAATGGCCTCAGCGCGGTTTTTCCCCCAGAGCCTGCTTGCCAGGATGCTGTCATCCTCCAAGCTTTGCTCTTCTTCCTCTTTCACAATCCTTCGATTCGTCTTCTGAAGCCTCCTGTCAAGCTTCTTCATTTGCCTGTTGGCAAGGACCTGAGCTTGCCTTCGAATCAGCCTATCAAGCTCTGAATTTCTTTTGGCCAACTCTTCACCTAAAGGAGAGTCTTGGTACTGCTCAGCAAACTGAATCAGTAGCATCACCATGGCAAGCTCGTACTGATCTTCCAAAGGCTTCTGCCACCGGGCTGTCATCTTGCGGAACTCCTTCACCGTGTCTGGCTCACTGCTCAGCCCAAGCTCGATCCTGGCCTGCAAGTCGCCCTCAATCTGCATCCTGTTCTCGTCGTCCATCAGTACACCCCAAAGGCAAAAAGCAAAACCAACTCTTCTTCTTCTTCACTGGCTGATCGGGTCGGCTTGCGTAGCTCCATTCCACCACCCCTGCCAACATAGGTTGTCACTACTGGAGGCAAAGGGATGACTGGACTTTCGGACTCGGAACGTAAGCCTAAAAACGCATAATTGATTGGCAACGCTGCCGGCTGCAAACCAAGATAGGCAGCATTGACATGGAACAGCATCACTGCCTCGTCAGGACGGTCTGAGTGGTGTTAGTATTAACAGCAATCTGCAAGCCCGCGCCTGCCGTGATTTCCGTGTTGGTATTAACCAGTGGATTTGCAATGTCCAGACCAAGACGCTTCCAGACTTCCGATAGCTGCAAGGCAATGTTGGGATCTTTCAAAGCCAACTGGTTTAGCAAGTGCCCAGCCGAACCTGGATTGTAGGAACCAGGAATTGCGGTCGCCCACGGATCGCTCCCACCCCCGCCGGTAGTGACAACGGTAGAAGCTGCCGATTGAATCAGGAGGGTTTGGACTCCAGCCGTGTAGGCGATTGGGTCTCCTCCTGGTCCACCGACGAGATTTCCTCCTGCGACTCTGGCGACATAATTTCCACTTGGGAAACGAAGTTGCCAAGACCCCAGAAGTTCGACGGTGAGACCCACTTGGACACCAACCCCAAGGGTGTTGAGTCCGGAACCGGATGCAATTCTGGCATAAACAATTCCTTCTGTTGAGGCTTGCGCTAACTTGCAAGCGGTATACAACCCAGAACAGTCGACATCTACATAGCCCGAATCCACATCAATGAATGACGTATCGAAATCGAAGGTAAAAGGCGCTATGTAAAAAGCCATTACACATCACTATTTCTTGAAGCGTTTACAGAAGCTCCTGCACTGGTAACCGACAACAAAGTGTTGAAAGGAATGATAGGGCTTCCGCCGGAACCGTTACGCACATCGACCCGAGCCGTGAAGTTACTGCTGTAGATAAATGTTACCGACTCCGAGGAACTTCCGGCCACTCTGTCAAGGTAAGGAACAAACACATCGTCTGCCGTTACGATGTTGCTTGCAAGCCCAGGCGACAACCCAGAGAATGTTTTCGTTCCTGCATTGAAAGAGGTGTAGGTGTATCGCAGATTCTTGATGCGTATCACTCCAGACGATGGCGTGTCGGTCTTAATTGACTCAACCACTTGGATGGAGGTTGCACCGCTGGATGCTGCGACTGGAGTGTACTCGTCTTTGAGGATCCCACCGGAGCCGTTTTCCCTGGCAGCCAGAATACGATCTCCCGCCACCAGATTCCCCAGAGTAATTCCAATCAACGTGGGTGGAACTTGACTGGTGCCATCATGCGCAATGAGTTGATATCTTGTAGATTCGGCTGGTAAGACGCCTGTGAGATACCATCCTTGGGCAGCAAAGAATGTACCCCCTGCAAAGGTCCCAAAAGGGGCCGAAGGTATTTCCGTGTAGGCCGAGTTCAGAACGCGATAACGCCACCCAGGGATGCTGTTCAGCGTAGCTGCACTATTCTCCCGTGTGAGGTATTGCAGATACTGGTAGGCTTCCTGCAAGGTACAACTGCTAGTCAGGGCAATAGTGCCCTTGTACAGCTTGGCACCGTTACCATTCCCCAAGTCTTGGGTCGTATCACCAAACGTCACGGTGACCTTGCTGGACAATGCCGCTGCACTAGCCTCCGATAGAACTACGTTCGGGTCAAGGGCTGTTGAAAGAGCCGCGTTGCTCTCCCCCCCAGCCGAGAGGTTCACATCGAAGTGTGAGTAAGACTGGCCCCATTTGCGGCTGAATGCTGTCACGTTTCCTGAGTCGATAAAAGCTCCGCCAGTCCGAACTTTTACCAAAATCTGTACGTGCCCATCGGACCAAAATTTCGTCAACTTGCTGCCACTCTGCACCACATAAATCGGGCTCGCCGCAACGATGCCACCGATTGTTTTTAGCCCCGAGTATTGGACTGCCGCTGCTTGCTGCTTGATAGAGCCAAAGTTGATGAACTGCGCTGCTGTGTCATCTAGGTTGAATGCAACTGATCCATCTGTCAGCAAGTTCAATCGAGAAGCAACGGCCACATCTCTCGGACCGTCCAGCTTCGAAGGGTTAGGGGCAAGGATGTCGAGCAAGTCGTTACCGGATGCCGCTGCATCGTCGGCCAAGTCTTGTAGCCATTGGTGTAGCTCCAAGACAGTGTAAACGGCAGTGCTAGCCCCACCTTGACGACGAACATCGCCTGTCGCGGAAATTGTGAAGTCGGTTTCAATCGGCATATTTTATTTCCTTATTGGTCTGATTCTTGTAAAGCAACAACACTTGTGGTCGCCGTTGGTGAGATGGTCGCTTGAGTTACCCAAGGCTTGTAGGCTGGAGTGCCGCTGGCATTCCTTGCCTCAATCCGGACGGCACCCGTGTACTGGAAGTCAAAGTTGATTGTTGTGCCAGCGCCGCAGGATGCTTGTTGCAGCAAAGCGCCGGTGTCGACCCGCGAAACTTTGACTCGTGACTGAGGCACAAGATTGGTGATGTTCACCAGTGAACCAGGCAAAGGATGCTGTGTCAAATAAGCCGTTGCATCAGTTTGAATACCCATGCTGAAGGCAGTGAAAAGTGTCGTTGCCGCTGCCACGGTCGGGTAAGTGCGAACTTGCAACGAGTAACCATTGGCGGCACTCACTGCCACGTTCACAGGCGAGAAGGTCACGAACTCGTTGGTTCCAAGGGTGACCGTGAAGTTGTTTGAGCAGGTGATTACATCGCCAGCAACATTGGTGACAGTGGTGTTCGCAGGCAATCGGAAGTTGCCTGTCTGCACAAAATCCCCCACTTGGGGTTGGCGTGTCAGAGCAGTTCGATCTGAGGTGTTCACCGTGACGGTATTCGTTGCGATTGTTCCGCCGCTTTGCCGGCGCACAGTGTTTGCCAAGAATGCCCACGATCCTCCAAAGCCTGAACCTGTGTCGATCTTGTACTCAAAGATCAGGTTTTGGCAGTCTGTTCCTGCTAACGCACAGCCGCCTGCAAGGGCATTGTGACCGTACATTTTGAGCGGCGTGGTCCAGTTCACACTGTCATCCAGGCGCGAGATAATCATTGAGCCAGAGCCGTTGAAGCCCGAGCCTACACCAAGTGTCGCCGCACATTGCGCTGCTGATTCCAGCGTCGGTTCGTTTGCCATAATGGTAATTCGGCCAGTTGTGGTCGAATTATACGCATCGTCCCAATGCGAGCCTGCGTTGCCAGACTGTCCGACGCGCTGGTTGGTCCAACGCCCACCGCGAGTGATTGCGTTCGCCGTCGCTATGGTTTGCGGCGTTGTGCCGTCGCCCCATACGTCATAGGCGGCAAAAACCGGCGCAGAAAGAGACTGTTGAATAACGCCCGACCGCAAATTGGTCGCATAGCACCGCCGCACCTCGAACGTTGTTCCTGCTGCTGCAATTGAGATAATAAATCCAGCGGGGTTGATCGTGCCCGCGTTCAGCGGCGCCGCGGGAGAGCCAATGTTGCGAACAGTGAGATTGGCGGTGAAGCCGAGAGTGCCAATATAATCAGTGAACGGGTGATTATTGTTTATTCCTGCAAGAGCAGCCATCCCCTCAACCAAGATATTCGTGCCTTGCACACCGATTGCACGAGAAGCAATGGCAGGTGTAGTGCCCGTCATGTTGTCGCAGTGCGTCGGGTTCCGAATACTATAATTCTGCACATTGAAGGTTGCCGCTCCCCCGACAAGTGTGCAATCTACAAATTCGCCGCCAGACGACACCACCGCTACCAGAGTAGGATTCTGCCCAAAAGCAGCGGTTCTCTGTGGCCGGCCCTGCCCCCCCTGCTTGATCTGCTCAAATCTGGAATCATACGCATTGATATTTGCTGAAGCTACAGTGGTGAAAGCACCGCCAGTTGCCCGCACAATCCTAGAGTCATATAGAAATAAATTCGCGCTGTTTTGAAGCACCAATCCGCTACCATTTTGGTAAAGAACCGGCGCGATACACGAATTTCGAATTTCAGTATAGAAGTTTAAGATGGACAGAGTATTTGCAAAAGCTGAGTTCTTGAGGGTGAACGTGATGGGAGTTACGTTTATCAACTGCCAACCAAAAGCGACAGTATCTTGATTGAACACACCCCCCGAGATATTCATCACGTATCGCGCCTGATACGAAACATATTGAGCGGTGTAGTCTGCCGCCGTTGAAGTCCCGAGAATGACGTTTGGGATTCTGATTTTCAAGCCCGCCTCTGGTTTGAAGCCTGCATTGTTCGTCCCTCGCTTGGCGAACTGAATGGTGCCGGCGAAAGGGTCTGAGTAGAAAAACTTGCCGCGCACGTCGGTCGGGATGAAGGCATGGCTGTTTTGGATCACAGTCCAAAACCCGACATACATGCCCTGCGCCACGTTGCCGGTATAGGTTGGCAGACCGTTTGAATAAGTTGGGGTGGCGGAATCCGACAGGGCAACAAAGCTGGTCAGGTTCGTGTTGTTAATGTGGTCCATCGTGACACTGACTTCATACCAGCCGTTGCCAAGCGAGGTGATCGAGGATGAGGTTCCAGTCGGGCTCCCCACGGTCGGCGTGGCGATGATTGTGCCATTCACCAAATCGACCAGGGCACCAAAGCGAACACCTCCGTTAAAGGTAGAAATCTGCACCACGCACCATTGGCGCGTTTCCTGCTTGACGATGGCGCGGTGCGTATAAGAACCCGCGTCCATCTGTGTAGCTTGCAGGTTCTGACCGTTCCACGAGTGGACGCCGTTTGTCACAGTCTCCCGCACACGTTCTGCCGCTGGGTAATTCGCAAGGCCGGCGATTGCGTTTCGCGTGAAAGTTGTGTTGGTATTCCCTGATGCCAAGTCTGTGTTGGGGAATAGGCCATTCCACGTATCAGCCGCATTGGCCCACCATTCGTACACGCCCGATCCCGGCGATGTCTCAATCTGCACTGCCGGAAATTCGTCCCGCACCGGCATCTGGATTGTCTGATTGTCGGTGCCGTCAGTCGTGCCGATCTCGTACCAGTCCCCCGTCGCGGTGACGTTCGCCATGCGAGGCGTAGTCATGGTTGAACCGCTTGCCCCGACAAGATGAATCCAACTGCGTTTGCCCGCGCTGGCCGCGACGACAGTGGCACCACCTGGCAAGGTGATCGTCTCGCCCGTTTGGAAGTTGCCGGTCTTGGACCTTAGCTTAATGAACCCAGTTGAAGGCATCGCACCGCCCGCCGTGGCAGGTGTGAACGAGCCAGTAGCCCACACGCGAGTGAGCTCGCCCGTCGCCCCGCTGGTGCCGCCTGTGACGCCGTTGCTGCCAAGCGCAGCTTGTGTCGGTACGTTGCCAGTCGACGACGAAAACGGCACTTCCCAAATCTGCGTGCCATCAATCGCAACCACGCCACCCAGTGTTGACGATACGGGGATATTGCCGAAAACCGCCGCTTGCTGATTCCATCGCGTATCAGCATTGATCGTCAGCGACCCGCCGTTAATCGTGATGCTCTCACCATCCAGCAATCCACTAATCGCGGCGCTGTCGTAGTTGACGGCAGTGGTGACGGTCTGGTTGGCCATACTATTCCGCCTTAGTTTGTAGGCCGGTTATCTTCCCATCACTGTCCCGAGTGACTGTGACTTCTCTGGGTTTTGGTAGTACGATTTCTGGACTAACATTTACGACAGGATTGACCACCACATCTGGCATCTTGGTCGGTTCGATGTGATTGTGGATAACAACCTCAGGTGGCTTTTGCTCAGGCATGTTGACGACAACATTGATCGGCTGAACTACCCTTGACAAAGCTGACTCCTGCAATGGCTCAGTGACGACCTGGGGCTGCTCTTCCAAGTAGGCCTGGTTCGCTATGGCAATTAGCTCTTCTAGCTCATCATCGAGGATAGATTTTCCTGACACAAAAGCATTGTAGGCAACCAAGCTCTCCTCATCTTCAATTTCATACCCATGGAGAAGCAAAGCCGCGCGGGTTGTCATGGCTTTAGGCTGCCAGTTCCATTGCTCTGGAAGGACGCCTGGTGTGCTCGCGTATCGAATCATCTGCCCTAGTTCGATGGCATACTGATAGAAGAACTCCCTCAAAACATAGGCCAAGTCTGGGCCTGAATTGGTGGGGTCTGCCAGTTCCAGTTGACGCTTGAGACGGTCGGCTGAGTACCATTCTCCTTCCTGGCTCAAGATCATTTCCACCACTGGCTCAACGATCTGAATCAAAAGCTCTTGCCTGCTTGGTCCATCCAGGTCGGGGTCGTCTAGCTTTTCACAAAGCTCTGCACCAAGCATTTGGATGACTGCATACAATTGATCGAAAGATCCCAAGTAGGAAACATTGCTGGTTGATCTTTCAACAGCTGCATCAAATGGCCTATCGTCAAATGACGATGGCTGCTGCTGATCTTCCACTTCGGACTCGTTTACACTTCCCATTGGCTATCCTCTGTTGGTAGGAATTCAGCATGAATAACGATCTTCTTGCTCCCCTTGTAATCACCTTCCTCGACGTGAAGGACTCGCATCTTTTGCGCTGGAGGAATGATGATTTCATCCTCTGATGATACCAAAGAGAAGGCCTTGGCATGAGCCCCCTTTGCATGTGGCCCAGCCTTAATCTTCCAGTGAACTGTATTGTAATCAAACACCACGTGATCTACCGATGTCGATAGCATGCCTTTCTCACTGACAACGTGCCCGATCATCTTCTTGTAGCCTTCCACCCCAGCCTTGAATCCACCGAAGTGATTGGCATGCGTGCGGCTCACAACCGTGTCCTTCATGGGCGTTGCGATGTACTTATTGGCTGCCACAGCATTCTTGGCAAATGCCGATGGATTCCCGCTAGCAAGGCTTTCATTGATTGTGCTGGAACTCCCCCCAGTGTAAGAAAGAAGCTCAGATGCCCCCTTTGGCCCGCTAGCATAGAGCTTCCCACCCTCTGCCCACTTGTCTTTGAACTGGCTGCTAGGAGTGAGGCTTGTGCTCTTCAGTGGTGAGGTCACCGTGGGCGGAATATCATGGATGAAGTAACGGGCATAGGTCTTGCCAGTGGCAAAGGACTCAACCTGGCTGCTCTTGCTTGACTCTGGAACACTTGAACTAGAAGCACTTGGCTTGCCAGTCATCTTGGCCAAGAGAGACTCAGCATAGGCCTTTAGCTTGGGTGACTTAGTCTGCTCGATGACGCTAGCAATTTGTTGCTCTGCTGGAACCTTGGATAGGATCTCTCCAGGCACATTCTGAAAGTCTGGCTTCTTGCCCATTGCAATGGCATTGATGTACTCAACAACAGGCTTGTTCTTCTCTGCATTGGACCCAATAAAGTTGGGCTGCATTGGCAAGTCTGACTTCTTGAGAACCTTGGCCTTTGGAGTCTCAGCCCCAACAGCCGCAGCCACAGGAGTCTGCACCACGTGGCCTGGGTTGACAAAGGACCCAGACTCCAAGCCGGCAATCAATTGGTTCTTGTACTTGTGCTTGGCTTGCGCATAGATATCAATCGCATCGCCAGAGGTCTTCATGGACTTGAGCCCATCCAGATCCTTAGCCAGTGCAAGCTCGTACATGCTGGACAGGACCTTGTTGTTGGCCTGCTTGGAAGCTGCCTCAATGAATGGCGGCGGAGGGAGCGACATTCCTGCCAGCTGCGCCTTGCTCAGTGCATTTGCCTTCAGCTCGTTGACGGAGGCAATCGCGGCTGCCGTGGCGGCTGCCTTCTTCTCCTTGGCCGTTGGCTCGGAGGCCTTTTGCTCGGCATCGAAGTCGGCCTTGCTGACTGCATCCTTGGCTGCAAGCTCTGCATCGGCCGCATCGATTGCCTTCTGTGCTGCTGCAAACTTATTCAGGTCGCTGTCGGCCTTGGTCTGCTCCACAGCATAGTACACCTCTGCAAGTTGGTCTCTCCTGGAGATCAGCTTCTGTTGCATCATGGACTTGTCGTAATCGTCGCCGCCGTGGTACTTGTCCACCAAGTCTGCAATCTCGCCATCGGTGATAGAGATTACCTTCTTGAAGGACTCTTGCCTTTGCTCTGGGGTCATGCCACCAAAAACCTTGGCCATGGTCGGGTTGATGGACGGATTCACCAAGGTATTGTGCTCTGCGATGTCGCCAGAGAAAGGCTTTTTGCCAGCCCCGCCCATCCCTGAGTAGTCCAAAGATCCACCGGCATCAACCAATGTTGCCTTGCCACCAATCCACTTGATGTTGTCCATTGGGTTTTCTGACCCAGCCCCAACGGCATCCCAGTTATTGAGCCATGCATGGGCTGCAAAGTCGGGCGCAGCAGCGTTCTTGGCCAATTGGGAATTCCAGTCCATCTTGGTCGCATCGTCGGCCCAGAGGGTAGCCACTGCAAGCTTGCCATCCACATCAACCAAGTTGGCTTCAATCACATTGGCATTGACTGCCTTGTACAGCTTGGTTGCGAGAACCTCATTCCTTGCCCGATCTGGATTGTCGGGAGTCTTGACGTAGTACTTCTTCCCATCTGGCCCGATATACAACCCACCCTTTTCTGTCCCAAGACTTTCCCCAATCTTCTTCCAGCCTCCAAGGATGGCAGGATCCTCACCCACTGGCTTGGCATTCTTTGGAGTGTTGTCGTTGGACTTCATGGCAAGAAGGTTTGCTTTTGCTTGAGCTTTGCCAACTTCAAAGGGGCTAGAGGATCCGCTGTAGATTGGCACAGACTCAAGCTCATCCCACTTCCCTTGCGCTACCATCTTCTCCATTGCTTTGATGGATGCCTTGCAAGCCTTGGATGTTGAATTGCTAGATGGCCATCCACTGGTATCGACGCCGGAGTAGATCCACTTCCCATCCTTGCCTCTTGGCTGTGTCTGGGGTGTAAACATCTCTTGGAAGGATTCTTTCAAATGCTTTTGATTTCTCAAAGCTCTCTTGGCTTTGTATTCTTCCCTCAGCACCTTGACCCGTTTCGATCTGCAACCAGCTGGCTTCTTGGTCCTGGATGCTGATTCTTGCACTGGCTCTTGCTGCACTTCCTTGGGTGGCTGCACATCCAGCTTCCCATCTACCATATCTTGCATCAGGATCTCAATGGACTCTTTTGGCATTCCAATAGAAGCAAGCAGCACCCGCGCCTTGTTTCTTCCGATAGTCTTGTTCTCTAGACCATCAACAATGTCATTCAAGGCCTTTTGATTCCTGATAAACTGTTGCCGACTGAGCCCCATCCAAACCGCCTGGCTGCCTTGGGGATCTGTGCCACTTGGACCACTAGGGCCATTGCCCTCAAGACCACCAGGAGCTTCAGGATTTTCGCCTTCGGGGCCACTTTCCTTCTGCAAGGCCTTAGCTCCGTTCTGCTTTTCAACCTCTGCATCGCGGCCAAGCTCGGTCATGGCAGTCTTGTCAGATACCCATCCAGCCTCAGCCTGAAGCTTCAAGGCCTGAGTCAACATCAATGGGTCTCTGTGAACAATCTTAGAGGGAATGACCGACAATTCGATCACACCCAAAAGCTCCTCCAGTGTTATGCCAAAGGATCGGAATACGCCCATCTCGTAGCCAGTGACAACGATTGTTTTCATCAGTGATTTTACACGCATCGCCCTGGAGGCTTGATCGGCCAGACGACCCTGGATGAAGGGAGCCTCTGCCGTTAGCGAACTTGCAAAGTTGTTGTTGGCATAGCTGCCTGTCAGCATCCCCTCTGGGAAGGCATGCACGGAGCCGGCAATGCGTAGCAGGGCTTCCATCACATCCAAGTAGATATTGCTCTTGTTGTCACCCAGAGGACCTGCTTGGTACTTGCCACCCTTGGTATCGATCCGCGTCCCAGCCCTCATCCTTTTCTTTCTTTGCATCAAGCCTGTCATGGGATCGGGATGGCTGCCCACATAGGAGTCGGCTGCTACCATGCGCTCGATGTCGGATCGGCTTGTGTTCTGGCCATGCTCCACAATGTAGGCAATGGCTGCCTGAGTAGCTGCCCCCTCAGCTGTGTTAGTCAGGACCAAGTTGGACCTTGCCAAGTGCAAGAAGACTCGGTGGAAGTCGGAGAAGCCACGCTTGGCATTCTGCCTCCCATTGCGCCTCCAAAAGACAGCCTTGTCGACTGGGATATAGTTCCAGTCCGAACCGATGGCGTTGTGAACCAAGTGATACCCATAATGCTTCGCCGGCCTGCTCTCCTTGGTCAAGACACCAAAGGACCAAGAAGAAACAAAGTCTAAGTCCAGCCACTCATCCAGCTCTTTGGATCGCAGGGGGAGGGTCAGCTCGTCGGGCTCGAAGGTACTGACACAACAACACCCTGCCGATTGCTCCACTGCTCCAATGAATTCACCATCGGCAACCTCTCGGGCAAAGCTTTCTCTCTCAAGGCCAGACGACCAATTGCTATTCTCAAAAGTCCTATCGATCCAGCCTTTGACAGCATTGGCCACCTGAGGTTTTTCCTTCGACGTCACCGACCAGTCAAACCCGGTGCCGATGGTGTAATCCACCAGCCGATTTACCCACGATTGGGCTGCTGGGACGGTCTCGGCCAGGGACCAAGCCATTGCCCTGACTCGACGAAGATCCATTTCGGTTTCGTAGACAGGTCGGTAGCGTCCATCGGCTCGGTCGTATATCGTAGAATAGGCCGAAAGCACTGTTCCCCCAAAGTCCTCGCGCGTATCCTGCATGAACTCGTAGGGATTGATCAGCTCACCCCAGCTCTCCTGTAGTTGCGTGCCCTGTAGTTTTACCTGTAGCGATTCCGACATTGTTTCTTTTCTCCATGGAAAACAGCCACTGAAATCTACCAGCACAAAGACCACCCAAAGAGGAACCTAGCTCAGCATGCTCCAGCTTGATGAAGTGACAATCTACCAGATTTTTTACCAGTATCACAAAGAAGCAAGCATGTCGATGATTGCATTAGAGCTTGGCATTTGCCGTCAGACGGTGTCAACGCACCTGTCTTGGCAAAGATACCACCTGTACTCAGAGAGGCTGAGACGGAGGATAGCAGACCTCAAACGGCCAAAAAGATCACGCACTTGTCCAGAAGGATTCATTGCGATGGAAGAGGCTTCCTACTTCTTTCCCAACAGGCCGACAACCAGAGAATTAGCCGGCTACTGCCAAGATGGTTGGCTGCAATCGGTCAGGTATTACAAGCAACCTGTTACCACCAGAGAATGGATTAGAGAATGGATCGCAGAGGCAATGGGAAACCTACAGCTTGAAGGAGCCTTTGTAACAGCCAGCGCTTTGAAGATCCTGCAAGCTACTATCAATCTTCCCAACCCCATCACACGTACCGTCATGGTTGGCAAAAGATCTTTCCAGCTTGCTTCTCTTATGCACAACGAAATAAAGCTGCCATCCAGGACTATTAGCCGCGCTGTGGCAATCCAAGAGTTTACAGCTTTGCCTTACGTTGTCTTGGCTCCTCAAGACCTGACCTAGTATTTCGCCCAGACCTCCTCGCAGTATGGAACCCAGACCTCGTTCAACCAATCAACCTGCAATGGCATCGGAGCATTTCGATCCTGACTGCACCTGAGGTTGTCGATGGTTTTCCTCCAACTGTAGCGGCTTGCCATCCCAGCCCACAGCAAATAAACACACACCATGGTAGCAGTCCTCCCAATGCCGCCGCGACAGTGGATATAAACACGCCGGCCAGATTCAAACTCCGCATCCAACAGCTTGCAGAACCGAGTCGCAACTGCCTTAGTCGGAGGATGATCGTCAACCACCGAGAGATTGACATACTCAAATGGTCTGACACTATCCAAACCAAAGCGCCGCATCAGATTAGCAGCATCAGCTCCAGTCCACGAAAACTTGAACAGTGGCTCGCCTGCCGTCGTCAACTCATCTGGCTCTGTAAAGTCCACCACCGTGTCGATACCCAACAAGCCAAGCTCAGCTGCTGAGTCTTTTAACTCGGCTGGATTCTTGGCAGGATATTTCCCGCAATACAAACGATGCTGGATCGCCTCATACAACAAGCAACTATTGCCTGGACCAATCGCCCTACTCTTTGTAGTTAGCTTCAACAACACTGATGAACTCCATCGTCATTTCCAAAAGATCTGAAACTTGAGCCAAGCCTTCCAAGAGGCCGCTCTCCCTGATTTTATTCAGGCCGTAGTATGCGCCTGCCATCTGCCCAGTGACAGCGCCAATGGAGTCGGCATCGCCACCCAGGTTTGCCGCCCTGAGGATTGCATCCTTGAAGCTTACAGAACCACCCAGTGACCACTTGGCCAGCGTCATGCAATCGGTAGCCTTGCCACCAAACAAGTCGGGGGCCTTTTCTGAAACTCCGCATGGCTTGATAAGCAGATCAGCAAAGCACATAATCAAAGTCCGTGCTAAAGATTCGCACTCGGCAAAGGACTCCATTGAGGGATGAGTCAACATACCTTGCATCAAGGACATTGCAGGGAGGCACTTGCCTCGATGAACAGACACAAAGGCATCCATGATCGCTGCTGGGGCAAGACGCATCACAGCCCCATTGCCAAGCGCTGCATTGTCCAGCGATGGAACATCTCTAGTTTTGATGTAATGCTCCAGCGAAGACCGCGTCCGTCCACCAATATCAAAGCACCTTCCGTTGACTGAGTACTTGCCTTCCTTGTACCAACTGACCCAACTATCCATAAGCCCTTTGGCATTAAACATCAAACCTGGGCACCCACCTTGCTGGATAACGGTATCCATGAAGGCAATGGCCATGGAAGTATCATCCGTCCACTCCCCGGCATTCAAGCCAAAGGGTCCTCCACCACGATAGCCAGTCACTTCAGGGAAAGAACCCCTCTGCTTAAACTCCACAGATTGGCCCATCGCATCACCGATCGCCAACCCCAACACTGACCCCATCATCCTGTCTTTATTCAACATCACACACCCCACAATACCACTCTGTCACACAAGAACCCAAACCTATAGAACGCCTGCCAGGCCAAACCTAGACAGGCTTTCATTTTTTCCAACCAGCCAGCCGGCAATCCTACGCCGGCACCATCATGGCTGCCAACTCATCCAGGACCTGAGCCGGTGTCATCTCCTTCATTGACAAAGCCTTTTCCATGGAGATGAGAGGCAGATGGGTGCGTCTGAAAAGATGGCTCACCTTGCCACCCACATTGACGGTCCCAAGAAAGTGCCTTGGACAACTGCAACCCGCCATCTGCCCGGTCGGTATGTTGTCCACAACCAACACCTGAAAAGACTCTGGCTCAACGGCATCCACCGAGTACCAAAGACTTGGAAGGCCATTCCCACCCAACCCAGCCGACAGGACCTGGCAAGTCTCTGGAATGATTGCCACTGTAAGGGAAGATTCTACACCAATGCGATGAACTACAAACATGCTACTTACTCCACAAAAAACACACTGAAAACAAACTCAAACCTATAGAACGCTGAATCGGACAAAACTAGACACATTTCCTGTATTTTTATTGGCCGACCCCACTTTTGCCCCATTTTGAATCTGTAAACGTTTACAGATTTCGCACCCATGCCACCCCCCTGTTTGAGGGGTATCACTCGAGTTCTGAGCATACAGGACCAAGGCCAAGCCTCAGGGACTCTGGGCATGTTAATGGTCGGCTACACCTCCTACAGCTGCTTTGGTATTGAACCTCAAAACCCTTTTCCTGGAAGGCTTCCATGTTGCCCAGGAACTTGGCATACCATTGGAACACAGGCGATCCTGCATTCTTCTTCCACAGCTGAACCCGGCCATCTGGCAACACGAAGCCAAACCCCTTGAAGTCTGAAGTGTTGTCAGGACCCACCAGCAACTCAGCCACCCTCTCCCCTGGGGCGAACTTGGAATCCTTGCCCATGGTGCGGATCCGCAAAGTGCGATGATTGCCAGTCTCTGGATTGGTGACTGTTACCACGCAATTGTGGGTGGCGATCGACTGAAGCTTGGCTGAATCTAAAACTGTTTCCATCTGACTGACCCTTTGAAGTTGACCTTGACTTGGCCACATTCACATTGGCCATAGATAACAAGGCCCAGGTTGTCACAAAACAGGGCGCAGATTTACCAAAAAGATTCTTCCATCAGCTTTTTCGCGGCTGCAAACTCCAGATCTGTCAGATCTTGGATGAAAACACTTTGGCCGGATGGAAGGGAATCCAGGATCCTTTGCTTTACGCCAACGGCTGTCATCCCGAACTTCAACTCCACGGTCTCAAAAGTGAATGTGGACTCAGAGAAACGCATGAAGCTCTCGGCATCCTCGCCAAAGCCTTTACCCTCTGGACAATGCTCAAACCATCGAGTCCGTCGGATCACCAAGTTGATATGCTTTCTCCCCACAGGCTCAGTAATCCTTTTCAACAGCCAACCCCAATTCCACCATGCGACGGTTAACATTCTGCTCTCCCACAAAAATCACTCCAAGGTATCTCCCGTACTTTTCCCTTTTGTCTTTAGCTGACTCCACCACCACTGCCTGACCCTCTGGAAGCAATTCCTTCAGCTTGGCTGCTGACACCCTCCCAGCCTCAGTCCTCATCTCTGGAGCATCCAGGCCCAGTAATCGGAACCGGCCAGATAGCTTCACATCAAACCCAAGATCCACCTCCAAGTCCACCGTATCACCATCCACAACCCTGACCACCTTGGCTCTGTATTTGTACTCCCAAGGCTTCTGCTCGACGGGCAAAACAAATGCCGCGACAAGGACGCTTCCCACCACGCCGGCTGCGATGCCACACGACAACACATTCTCAAGTACTCGCATTTATTTCCTCAAAATCGCTCGTCGTTCATTGTTGTGCTTCGAGAATCAAGTTCCTTGCATCAAGCAGCCCGAGCACGCGTCCAGTATGAACCGCGGCCCACATCGCGTCACCTGCCTTGGTGCATTTTTTAGCCTTGCGATCTAACGAACGCATATGCTTCTCGATCTCTTTGATCAGCTTGTCAACTTTTTCCTGGTTCATTTGAAGTCCTCTTGCTTCGGTTCTCGGTCTGCCCACTCGGACTCAGGGAACATGTACTTCTCATTCTCCCAGTAGGCCAAAGCGATCTGGTAACCGGACAGCTTGGGTGGCAATTCCTCAGCAATAGGATACTGGGTTTTCTTGGCACCTGTCGTCTTGCGTTTGTTTTTGCTCATGGAGATACAGAACGCAAACCAAGAGGAATCAGGCAAGAGACTCTGTCACATTCTGCTCGAAGGCATCGCCCAGCAACCGGAGAAGAAGCTTCAGTGCGCCGGCCAGCGCATCAGGTCCGTCGTCGTGGCCACCGTTGGGAACCTCCTTCAACTGCTGGACAAGAAGTTCATTGGAGGCTGTGCGCCTAAACTTCAGCAACCCCCTGGACAACCAAGGACCAATGCCTCTGATCCTCACAAGCTTGGCTATGGTGTTGATCACACAGACGGGGTCGTCGTGCGCGTAGCCCAGCTCCGAACATACCGACGAGTACTCTCCGATCAACAGCTCCTGGAATGCATTCCCCTCACAGCCTGAGATCTTAGGCCGGCGTTCTCGATCCCACTCCACCCACCTTGCAAGCATCTTTGAAGTCGGCAGCCTGTCAATGCTTGAATCCACTATGATCGATCCGTTGTGATAGCCAACGTACACAATGGCCTGGTAGTCGGACTTCTCGTTCTTGGCCTTGGACGGGTCCAGATAGCTGGCAGATAGCAATGGATACTTCTCTGGCCACTCCTCCTCAGATAGCCAGATGTTTGCAAAGTACTCGGCAGGGAACTCGTTGATCCCCTCGCTCGATGGGCGGCCTTGATACAAAGCACTCCACCACACATCACTTGTCTTCTTCCGCCGCTCCAGGACCTCCACTGGCCATTGCTCAGGCCACAGGGCCTCGCCGGGCTGTCGGCCACAGGGATCGACCTTGCCATCATCCTCCTTCAAGGCCGGCAAGGTAACAGACCTGACCCTCAGACCATACTTGGATCGATGCTCCAGGATCCTGCCTATGAGGTCATCAGAATGCCAGCGCGTGCAAAGCATCACCAGCTTACCACCAGGAGCAAGACGGGTCGAGGCGGCAGCAAGAAACCAGTCCCATTGCTTGTCCCGTTCCCCCTTCGAGTAGGCTGCTTTGGCATCCTTCAGGTAATCATCGATTGTCAGCAAGCTGGCCCCGAACCCAGCAATAGCACCACCCACCCCAGCAGCTCGACACTCACCACCCCCAGGGAGATCCAAACCCCAGTAACCCTTGGCCGACTTCCCAGGATCCACACCCTTCAGACCCACCAAGGGAGCAAGCTCGTGAACCTTGTCTCTGACCCATGCTGAGTTACTCAAGGCTAGTGAGGCTGTGTGACTTGTTGTGATGGTGTTCTTGTAGGGATTTGTCAGGTGATACCATGCCGGAGCCCACTTGGACAAGTACAGGCTTTTACCATGCCTGACCGGCGCGGCGATGATCAAGATATCTATCGCCTCCGACGACAACAGATTCCTGAACTCCCAGTCAATCACATGCAAATGCTTAGAGTCTTGATACTCCTTGGAGAAATGCTTGGCTAACAACAACGGGGATCGGAAGGCTCGCGCGGTCTCAACAGCCTCAAGCTCCTTCAGGGAAAGCTTGTACTGACTGGCCGGCAATAGGTCTTGCGCTGCTACTGTTACCAAAATGCGACCAGTGGGAATCGGACCCACCTCCAACAGATTGAAAGCTGTTTGCATCGCCTTGATGCTATGGTCGCCTCAGCCATGGCTAGGCCGCTTTCTCTTCAGATGGCAGCGTCCAGGATCGCAACACATCGAGCGACGGTTTGTAGGACCAAGCCAAGCTGTTGATGATCCTCATGATCCTACCAATGACTGCCTCATCCAGAGGCTTTGCAGTCCATTCCACAGCCCGATATGGAACGCCACGGACAAAAGCATAAGCCAACAATGTAGCTCTCTGTTCTTCGCGGACAATGCCAACCCTATGGCCACGCAATACGCCTCGGTCACTGGCACGCTCCTGACCAATGCAACGCCTTTCTTCTTGCCTTATGATCCTCGCCTCTTCGGTCAGACTCCTGATCTTCACTCTGAACTTCGCACGTGCTAATTTTGACAACTTCATTTGAAATACCTCGAATGGTTTTGATAGTAGAACTCAACACATCATCAACCAATTGCGATGGCGGGTCTTTATTGCATTCACAGCATCTTGGGAAGCCTCCTGTTCTGGATAGATTGTTCAATCAGCATAATCGCCTGGAGCGCCTGGAACAACTACCACCTCTCTCAGGTCCATGGAAGGATCCATCAAGTCCTTGCCAAACTCCTGCAACAGTGCATTGACTGACAGGGTGTTGTGGTTGTTGACTGTAATCTGAGCCGGGAGCAAGCTGGGCCGGTTGTTGGCATCTTCCATCTCTTTGAGAAGCTTGATCGCCCAGAACTTCTCCTTGAGAACCTTGGAGTAGACCATGGCTCGGGCTGCCTCGTAGACCATTCTGGCCTTGATGGACTCTGGGATATTGTAGTTCTTCTTGACTGCCTCAAGCTCAATTCTTACATCCTGAAGCTGCTTGACGCTACTCCCTCTACCCGCCGCCGTGGCGGCTTCGATCGTTGCCGGCTGAAGCTCTGGCCAAAAGAATGACTCCGAGGCTTCCCTCTCCTGACTTTCATCAGGAGGATTGAGACCTGTCGCTATCGCTGGCTTCTCCACTACCACTTCAACGATACGCTCGATGACTTTGCCGTTCGGCTGAGCATACCTTCGTGTTCTGGATTTCCTGTGCGGTGACTTATTTCTGGCCCGTCGTGTCATGCTAGTCTTGACCCTGTCCCTTGTCTAGAGTTTTGTCCACAAGCCTCATCCCCCGATTATCCACCCCCTCTGGGATCTGTACGTCTCGCTTCCTGACTAATGGATTGTCCTTGAAGGGACGGTAATCGACATGATGCTGCCACCTTCCCCACTTCCTGCTGACCTTGCACACATCGGGATGCTGCCTTTGCAAGTGCCTGGCCATCTCCAGCCTCCCATCGAACTCTGCATCCTGCTTGTACAGCTCATCTGTGTTGCCTCCCTTGCAGGTCATGGTAGCAATCTTCTGGCACAGGAAAGCATTGAACAGGGCTGTACAGTTGCCTGCCTTGAGGTAACGGAGACTGAGGTCGGTGTCCTCATTGTATCGGCCACGCCACCAGAGAGGGTTTTTGTTGTCCAGTAGAATGCAAGAGTACACCCTGGTGTTCCAAGTAATGGGCCTGACCTTGTTTTTGGCAAGGATGAGAAGCTCATAGTTCATGCCGGCCATCGGGACATTTTCATAACGATCCACGAAGTCCTCCAGCGCCTCAAAGGTAGCTGTGGTTGTCACTGTGTACTTTTTATTCTCGTGGAGACGGTAGAATCTTCGGATGTTGTCATCCAGGATCCAATGCCTTTGATGACCCTCATCGATTGCATGCTGCCAAACAAAATTCCTGGCCGGGATAGAACCTTGACCCAAGTTAGAAAACGGCAGAATGATCAGCTTGCTCTCTGGAATAACCTGGCTGTACTGTGGGAACTCTTGGGGCTCAATCACCACCCTGAACCCTGCCCCGATTGCCTCCAGCGCCTTCACTGTGTGGCGCAGCTCCCATCTACCCTTGCTGATCACATAGATTGGGTATCTGTTCATTCCACTGTCATCCCGTCAACATCCTGACGGACCGGCTTGGACTCCTTGGGGAACCAAACAAACTTCGTCTCCTTGGTCACCGTCTGCTCTACCTTTTGGCAAAAGAGGATTTTGGCTTCCAAGCTTGGGAAGTACACGATCAGCTGAACCTCCTTAATTTCCTGGTTGTTGAACTCTGGCATCCCCTGCCACTCACCCTGCTTGTCCTCTACCAGATTGCCAAAGTTGAGGGTCATCTCATCGGCAAAGGCCAAGAGATCCACCGAGGCAAAATCTACCATGGAAGCCAACTCTTGAACCTTGGCCCGGTCGACGTCGGCCAGCTCGGAGCTCGCATCCAGGAGCAACAAAGCTTTTAGCTCTTCTTCCTCACTCAGCTCCACATACTCCACATCGACCATCGTGTCATCGCCAGCACCCAGGGCCTGCATGACGCGCTCGTGGCCATCGACGATCCGGCCTGTGGTCTTGTTGACCAAGACTGACTTCACAAAGCCTATCTCCTTGATGGAGGCCTCAACCACCTGCCTTTGCTTCATTGGATGAAGGCGATGGTTGAACGGATTGGCCATCAATTGATCGGCCCTGACTTTGTCGTGACCGACGATCCTACTCTTCCATTCCATCGCGTAGCTTCTCCAGTGCAGACTTGATTGTCCTGGAGATCATCCTTGTACTGACTTTATAGCTCTCGGCAATCTCCTCAAGCGTAAGCTTAGCACGGAACCGTCGCTCGATGCAATCTGCCTCAAACACAGTACAAAGGGACCGGACATCCATCCAGATGCTGTGGTCGGTGTCGGAAGTGGAACCAATGGTAAAGCCTTCTGTCCCTTCTACCACACTCAAAGCAACCTCAGTGTTGGCCTTTCTTCTACATGCCATCACAGAATTCAAACCCAATAGCCGACCATACTGGCTTGGATTCTTGACCTCCCTGCCCTTGAGGATCGCCAGGGCTGTATCCTGGCCAGCATCCTCAGCATTGGCTGCCTGTAAGCCTGCACTCCTTGCACCAAAGACAGCTTGCTTCACCACCAAATCCAACTGCATCACTTCCATCATCAAACTCCACAAGGCCTGAAACCAACAAAACTGAACAAGATCAATTTTAACACATAAACTGATCTCTTCAAGCGATACTAACTAGGCCCAGGTTTGGCAGATTCAGGGCGCAGAATCCCTATGAATTTCTGTGAAATGTTGCTTCGCTGTCTGTAGGGCAGATTTCTGATGCCACATAGGCCACGCCTAAGGCCGCCCAGTAGTGGTTAGAAACGCCGTAGAGTGGGCCTGGAGCTTTCTTCGTGCCGACAGGTCCAATCGCATCCAGGAGCGATTGCCGCACGTTGGGGTCTTTGGCTCGGCAGGAGCCGCACAGGCTAAGCTTTACATCCTTCCTTGGAATGAGACGAACAGAGCCCTTGCGTCTCAGCCATCCAGCAATCTGGCCAATCTGAAAGACAGTCTGGAACACCTCCTTTCCAACCGGCATACCGTAGCTTTCAATCCACTCCACTGCCACAGGCATCAACCCAACCCACTCCAGGAACTGATCCTGATCCTCAGGGAATCTGAATGACCTGACCTCCAGCACCCAGCGCAACTGCCTATCCCAAACCACACAGGATTGTACTGTTGGGCTGGGATCGATTCCGATCAGCATGGAAACCTTCCTTTGTACTTCTCAAAATAGTGCGTGTGCCAGTGCTCATAGAAGTCTGGCAACTCCAATGGGTCTGGCAGGATCCTGACTGAGTACCTTTGCAGAAATTCATGGTCGTAATAGTCTGGATCGCAAGTAAATTTGATCGCTAGCAAATGCTCTAACTGAAGCTTGGGCCTTAGGAAACCTGACAGCCTCTCTCCGTGCTGGAACTTGTGACACACTGAACACAGCAGGACCACGGCGCGTCGGTCACATATCCTGGGCTTGTTGACAATGTGCGCCCTCTCAATGAACCATGGAGCATAGTACCCAGGAAGACGACGGGTCGCGCCGCACGCCTGACACTGTTCGCCGCGGTACTGCTCATAGGTCCTGTTCAACTCTTCCTTGCTTGCCATCCTCATCCTCCATGCAAACTACAAACAACTCCTGGAAGACATCACCCAAGGGATGTCTCTTCCACTTCCGGCACAGTATCACCATCTCAGCCCTGTCTCTCGGGTCGGCTGGGTCACAGGCCACCATAGTATATCCATCGATGGCCGCATCAAGACTGCTGGCATCCAGCGCCTTCAGGGCTTGCTCCAGCCTTTCCGATCGCCCCCCAGACTTGCTCATAGTGCTCACGCTCCCAGCGCTCAACAACGGTCTCGACTCGGAAGTCTTGCATTCCAATGATGTGCTTCGGATCGAGGAGGCTCTTGGCCCTGTAGGGCAGATCCATCTCCAGCAACTTCTCAGCCAACAGATCGCCTGCCGCGTCCTGAGTTGCAACCCTGGAAACAAAAGCACAGGAAATACCAACCCCGTAGACCACAACCAAGTCTCGTTCCCGAAACTCCACCAACACCATCTTTGTCCTATCTGTATTTTCTGCATGATTGTTCTTCTGTATCCAGTCGTGAAACTCAGCACCCCACTCAGTTGCAAGAAGCTCTCTCCAGTACTTCCTTGCAAACCACTTGCAAAATCTTTTACCGCTCTTGCCTTGAATCAACCACTTAGCCAGAGACTTCCAACCAGCAAAGGACAACCCTTCTTCACTCATGAATCACCCTTCCTTCTCACTGTCCATGGATACACCTTGGTGACCGGAAGGTCGTAGGCCGGGGAAGTCTTGTCGGGAGGAGGGGAACGAAGCATCGTCGGATCTGGGAATACTCCAGCCTGTCTACACCTTGCCTGCCAGATGGTAACAGCAGAACTGACTGACCTGTCTGTCTTGGCAGAACCAAACAGCACACCTGACCAAATGGACTGACAGTCCTGCTGCTTCTTGGTCTTCTTTTTGTGGACGCTTCCAGTTTGAAGCCTCAACTCTCCATCCACCATCCGTACCGTTCTGACACTTCTTTTGTGGGAGTGCCCACAGTTCAAACATCGGACACCCTCCCTTCTCCAACAGAAGCACTTGGGGCAACAAATCCCCTCCACTTCCTCAGCATTGGCTGCCTTTGCCACAGCCTCCTGCCTGCTCTTGGCTATAGACTCATTAGTATCCCTCAAGTCCCAATGCCTTTCCATGTTCGGGGATCCGTGGCGATAGTAGTTCCCACCATGGTCTTGCATGATCTTGAATGGATGGCCAGCAAAGTGACGCTGGAATCGGCCAACAGATTGCAAGTAGGTCGAGATTCCCCCAAAGGCAGTTGCTAAGATTCCATGTCTCAACCATGGCATATCAATTGCCTCCCGTAGAACAAACCGATTGCACACCACCTTCAGCTCTCCCGACTTGGACATTGCCAGCACCTCATCCCGTATCCCTGGCTCGTTGGTGTCGTACTGTTCCAAGTACCACCCACCACCCAAAGGGCAATTTCTTGGAAGCATAGTCGTCTCGCCATCGATGTGCGCTGCTGGGACGCCACGCTTACACCACTCCGTAGCAAACCACCTTGAAGACTCTACTGAAGGAGCAAACAAAATAGCTGGCTCGGCATCGGGATTGAGCCTCGACCACCACTCAAAAGCATCACCAAGGATTGCATAGGCACGCTCGGTAAGCTGGCTACTGCTAAACTCATAGTTGGATGTTCGTGATAGGCCGCGAAGGTCCATCTCTGTTGGTGCATAGCATCGGATCGGCAAGTGGGCAGAAGCTCGCCTCAGCTCTGAGTAGGATCCAAACTGAACAAGCTTTTTGTATATCCCACTACACCCGACCGGAGTTGCTGTGAAGCCTAGCAGTGTAGATCCCTTGCGCAAGTGCCCATCCCACAAACCATCGCTCTTTGCATTGCTACCCACGAAGACACCCTCAGCCTTGTCACCCATCTGATTGTGGGCTTCATCGACAATCACCAAGCTTGGCTCTCCAAGTGTCCAATCGCTTCTACCAGCACGCTTCACACACCTTGACCACACTGTATCAAGCATGCAAATTTGAATAGGCTGATCAAAGTCTGGCTTGCAACCTGAAGCCTGCACACCATAGGGTATCCCCTGCGCTTCAAACAAGCCGCAAAGCTGCTCACGCAACATAGATCGGTGAACATACAGCCTGACGCTTCCACCCTTGGCAACCTCCTCAGTCGTTAGCTGCATCATTACCCGGCTCTTACCAGCCCCAGGAGGAGCCACACCAAGAATGGACTTGATGCCATCGGATCGGAGTTTAGCTATCTGGGCCTTGCCTCTGTCTTGATGCTCCCAATTGCTCATCTGGCTGCCTTCCTCATTCTGCCAACTCCATCGCTTTCTTTTTAAGTGCTGCCAACTCAATCTGAAGATGAATGTATAGACCGCAATCCTCAGACGATCTGGTCAGCTGGCCAAAGATTTTCTTCCACTTCTTCCACTTTTCTGCATCTATATCCAAGGCCTCAACCTTGGGCGATTCGTGTAGAGTATCAAGCAACGGGGGCTTTGGCTTGGGCTCTGGGCAAAGACAACTACTGCACTGCCAACCGCCATCGGTTAGGACAAACTGATTATGAAAACAGGCTTCGCAATCAAGAGCTTTGTACTCTGGGGGTGACGGGACAACGGAGCCTTGCTTGGGGTCTGTTACTGCTGGGGCTGTGGCTGAAGTCGCTGCCACTGCCATGGCTGCTGCTGGCACTTCTAATGCTGCTGCTTCTGAAACTTCTGACGCTGCTTCTGACTCTTTGTTCTTTGAAAGGCATTTATAGACAAACTGCCTCGACACCAAACAGATCTCAGAAAGCTTGAGGGGAGTTGCATCGGGGAAGATCTCTATGGCTTTTTTGACTGCCTTGCTTTTGTCCTTGTTTGATCTTGGCACTCCATGCTTGGCGTTGGCTCTGCATGCATAGATGATCGCATCGAGCCTTGTGTTGCCTGGCAAGATGTTGACATAGATTCTTGTCTTCTGGGCCTTCTCGTGCGCATAGTAACGGGCAAACCCATCGACCAACAACAGCTCACCATCGACCAAGACGCAAGAGATTGGAGGCAACCTTCCGCCATCCTTGAGAACCTGGAAGTACTCCTCAATGGCAGACTGGACAACACCCTCCCTGAGTTGCAACTCATCATCCAGGGTGATGGACTCCAGGGCGTAGGCCTTGGCTTTCACTAACGGTTTTGTGCTACTCATTCCAAAGCCACCTTCTCAAATGCTGCAACCATCTCAGCATAGTCGGCTTCGGTCAGTAACAACTTGGATCGCATGTCCAAAGCCTTTTTCCCAAGCACAGGAACCAAAGCCTCCTTGCCCATGGACCTAGCTGCATGCACAAGCAAGTCCTTAAGCAAACCAGACGCCGCATCTGCACCCAAAGACTTTTGCTGCAAATTCTTCAACACTGCATTCTCAAGCTTCTCGAATGCCTCAAGGTCGTTGATAGGTTTTTCTAGGATCTTGGTCTTTGCCAAAACAACACGCTCGGCCTCATTGGCCGGAAGCTTTGGTTTTTCCAACTGCTTGTCAAGCAAAGGCTGATCAGGCTTCTGTTGTCCCTTAGCTGCTGCAACTACCCCCTTGCTAAGCGATGGCTTGCTGGCAGTGCTGCTATTGTTGTTAGCTGCATTGCCATCGTCATCATCCTCAACAACATTCAAGCACAGCATAGCAACCAACATGTAGCGCCTGGCGTAGGTTATCGCTGAACCCTTTTGCTGTGGACCAACACCAAACCGTGCGGCCTGATCGGGAGTCGCTCTGGAGAGTAGAACGTCTACAGGCACCATATCGAAAACAGATCGCACATACTGCCCAGATGTATGATAGATCGTCGTGCAGAGCATGTCGTCTGGCATTGGGGCCTGAACCACAACCAAGTCGCACTCGGCCAGAGGCTTTTGGATTGTGTCAAGCACTGCACCCAAATCAGCATAGTGGGACCTGAAAACCTCATTCTTCTCCGTCTTTGCCACCCGAAGCCCCAGGCCTTGGAACTTGCAAAGCGCTGGCAAAATCTTGTCTACCTCATTGGAGGTTGTAAAAGCACTCATCTGATCTATCCCTTCCTAAACTGTTGAACTAAGAACCAACCCTATAGAACGCAAACTCGGGTCAAAACTCCTGAACTTCCAACCAATTATCTGAGTGCCAATTTTGACTTGCTGTTCTCTCGGCTATCTGGAGAAGCGCCCTGGATACTTTTTCTTCAGCCAAAGCCATGGTCTGCGATGAAGGAGCCCACACCCTCACCCTGTAGGGCGTCTTGGTCTCTACTACAATGAACCTCACATCGACCTCAGATCGCTCCAGGTGAAGCTTGGCTGCCTCTGAGTACAGATAGGACTGCACATCCCAACCGTGGTCGTAGGGTCTATATTTCATCAAATCTAGGCTGGCGATGGTTTTGATGTCGGCCACAACACCACTACCCTTCAGCTTGTCCAGCCTAGACTTGATGCAGAACTCTGCCTCACCGCACACCACACTAGACAGCAAGGTCAGCTCTGGAATGTCACCCGACTCAGCCTTCAATAGCTCAGCTGCCAATGGATGACTGAGCACAATACCAACAATCTTCTCCAAGGCCTCAGCCTCTTCAAGCTTCAAGAGGATCTTCCCCCTGTTGGCATCCTTGTACTCCTTCCAAGCATTGCCAGACTTTGCGCCTGACTTGGAAAGTACTTCCGCTGGGATAACTTCATACCCCTTGGTCATTGCATCCAAGAGAAGCTCTTCGTGGATTGTGGTCCCAAAGTCCATGCTTGAACTTGACCACGGTGGATCGAGCTTGGCGATGTGCTTCCTGTGGAACAACTCTGGACTTGCTATGAAGTCCTTGATCTTTGAACAAGACAACAACTCTCTGGCGTGATAGGCTTCAGAGGACTCGCACAACGCCATAGTTCGCAACCAATTAATAAACATCAAACCTATCTCCTGTTGTTTGTCTTCAACAAATAGTTCGTATGACGATCACCACTCTGGATCGTCTGGAAACTCCGGTACGCTTTCCGCTGCCACTCCAAACCAATGTTCGTGCTCCTCTGGCGTCAACTCGAACATCGTTCCATCGTCTCGCCGAATCGCCCAAATCTGCTCCGGCCCCCACGACTGTCCGACCGATCTATCGCCGGTGAAATCCTCTGCGCACACCCAAACCGGAATCCCGCGAATTGTGACGCCTTGACGGAACCTTGCATCAAACGCCTGATCCAGAGCCGATTGGCAACCCTCCATTGAATCGCTGTGCATCCACTGCCAGAACCCACGAAGATTCATAACGACCAATGATCGAACATCTTCCGGTGTGTCGTCGCTCCACTTCATCATTTTCACGAAATCGTCCACGATGGATGCCTGCTGTATCTCTGTAATTGTCATGTCTATCCTCGATTCGCATACGAACAAACCGTTGCATCCAAGCCCCCGTCAACGGTCTTTTGAAATGGTTACGTTCATCGCGGGGGCTGGATGAACGGTAGCGTTGAACTTCATACTAGAACGGAATACCGACCTTTTCTTGCAGCTCAGAGACTGCTTTTTCTAGAACTACCACTCGCGATATAATCGAATCAGTGCACCTGGAGAGGGATTCGAAGCTTTCTTCAAATACCCGTATTGACTTGATCGCCGTCCAACACAGTGTTTGCAGCTCCTTGATATCAGGAGCAACTTCATCAGTAGAAGGCTTGAGCATTCCATCCACGTTCCTCCCGGCTGCCTCCAAAGCCATCTTTAGAGAGTACACGGTCACCTTGAATCCAAGCTTCTCTGTGGCATCATCTGCCAAAGCAACCCAAGTCTCCTGGGTCTGCTCTGCTAACTGAGCACAATAGACAACCAACTCATGGGTCTGCTTGTAGGTCAACCTTGTTGTCTTGGTCACCAAGTTCAAATTGACTGGCTCTGGATTGGACTCCTGAAACTCAGCCGCCACTTCTGCCGCTTCTTCTTTTGTTACTTCTTCACTCATCTGTCTTCTTCCTTCGTCTCAAATCGCATGCTAAACAAACACCATCAACAAACTTGTACACGTAGGCCCCGCAGGGACAACGCTTGGCATGGGCAGCCGCTCCACGAGGATGATGCTTGTTCACTGCCCTCGATGGCTCGACTGTTCTGTCTTTCTTATTCTCTTTCACATCCACCTCTAGAATGGGTCTTTTTGTCCTTCTACCTGCCGATCTCCCTTGAGCTTGAACTTAACAGACAAGTACTCAGTGCCTCGCTTGGTTTTGTTGCACCAAGCATTCATGTAGTACGTCTTGCCGTCAATCACGCATTCACCGTTCATGTCGGCATGCGTCGGACTGCTCTTTCTGTCATTTTTGAACAACGTCCCGGTCTCTGGCTTTATTTCAAAGTTTGCCATTATTTCCTGCCCTTTCAAAGTGATTACTCCAAACCCAATCCCGTTCCCACTGCAACGCCTCATCGCGTGTTGCAAATGGCTTGCTCTTTGGTCCACCAATGGGATTCATATCTGCCACCCACTGAAGACCCTCTGGCTCAACATGACTTGCTCTTTCAATGCTGGCCTCCCCCATAGACAACAAAACCTGAAGCTCATCGTCGTAGAGGAACATAGCATCGCCTGTTGTTGAAAACAAAATCATGGCTTTCTCCTAGTGTTGAGTCTTACAGTGCCGTAGCTCCTACTGCTACAGAACGCAAGCTTGGCTATTTCTAGACAAAAAATCCACACTTAATCTGACCCAAGCCTTGGGTTGACAATGTCGTACTCGACCCGTTCCTGCATCATGAAAATGCACGAGGGTACATGGCCATTCTTGTGCTCATCAAGCTCTGAGACCTGAACAAAGAAAGGCTTGCCTGGCTCTATGTCTCCAGACTCCATCAATGGGCCAGCAAAGGCTTGGCAATAGGCCTTGGCAGCCTCCATGAAGGTAACTGGGCCAAAGTCCTCCCAGGCATGATCCTTCTGACCCTGAGCACTCCTGAGCCTCGCCCGGCGATTCAACGCCCTAGCAGCCGGTGGCTCATGTTCTAATTGTTTTGGTACTAGAGGGCAGGCCTCTTCGAATTCCGCCAGCTTTTTAAGTAGCGTTACAATATCAAATTTCACTGAAACCTTGTCCATGCCGTTCATATTGTCCTCTTGATCTTTTCTTGCTGAAACATTTCTGGAGTGGGCTTGTCACTGACAACCAGGCCAAGGTCTTGCTCCAGACTCTTTGTCAGATCTGCACAGCCAGTGCCACACACACCCTTGACTGCAACTTGCACATCGCCATCGACGCTGACTGTGACTTCAATCTGCTGGGTCATCTCTCACCTCTGGCACTTCTAGATTGAATTCTTTCTCAAGCGATTCATCATCAATCTCAAGCAATTCTTCCAAGTTATCAATCTCTTCATCAATTGACCAAATGGCATCTTCAATCTCATTGATGGCATCTTCCAAGCTGGCATCAAGATTCCCAATGTCACATCCAAGCTTTTCATCGTTCTTGCCAAACCATACCCGAATCCTGCTTATCTGATCAACCACAAGCTTCAGCTCATGCTTTCTTGCAATCAACAACGTCAACTGCTCCTCTTCTGGCCACTGTTGCATTTTCACTTTCCTATCTTTTTATTTTTGACATAACATTGGCAACCAACTTGATTGCACCATTCTCCAGAACCTTTTCCACACATGCCATCCCTTGCTTGGCAAGGCTGCGCTTGGCTGCCTCTAGGCCATACATCTGCATCAGCTTTCCAATGCCCTTTTTCTCCTTGTCCTCCACGGCAGCAACGTGCTTCATCAACCCACAGCCACCATTCCAGAAATCCCACAGCAAAGCATAGCCCTCTCTGTTAGGATGCTTAATCACTCCGATCTCGTACACATGGTCGGCAGCACCTTTGACTCGGATTGCGTGGAGGCATGTGCCATAGGTTTTTGGGTCAATGCCAAGCTCTTTGAAAGCTGCATCATCCCCATTGTAGTCACCAACCCACTGACCAAACCACTTGAAGGTTGTCTGTCCCTCTATGAACTCCAACCCAAGGCGCTCGCAGGCTGAGGCTAGAGCTTTGAGGTCTTTGACTTGTACTGTAACGGTTGCGATGTGACTCATGCTTTTTTCTGGTTGTTGCGTGGTTGTTGCTGAATACTGTATAGAACGCCAACTACAGCTCGAACTTCCGAACAGGCTTCGAGGTTATTAGGTTTTCCATGGAAAGTTTGATCGCCTCCATGGCAGTTGCAAACTCCGCCTTCTTGCCAGCATTGCTCTTCAGGTCCTTGAGGGTCACATCTCCAGCCAGCGCTCTGACTTGTTCCACCATGGCATCCAACTCATTGTCATTACTCACAGAGATGGCTTTGAATCTCTCAGCAAAGCTCACCATTCCATCCAAGGCTGATTCCTTGAGAATCTTCTTCTTGCCATTCTCATCGGTCGCTTCGCTGAGCTTGTCCACCATGGAGTTGATCAGAGTCTGAAACTCTTTTCTCAACGCTTCCTCAGCCAAGCAAGCAGCATCTTCGAACTTCGCCTCAATTCGTTTCTTCTCAGCTGCATATAGGTCTGGGGCTAGTTGCTTGATCCTCTCATCTGGCTCAATGGCCGGATAGCTGACTGTCAACCAAAAAGCATCCATTGGGTCAAAGAGGTAGTCGCTCTCGACATAGAGGTCAACTAGACGCTTCTTGGCATCCTCAGCAACCTTGTCCCAATTTTCCTTCAGCTCTTGCTTGGCTGCTTGCAAGTCCACCTGAAAAGCTTCCATGCGCTTGCTCATCTCGGTGACTCGGTTGGTCCTGATCAAACGGACACCATCCTCGTATTTGATGGTGTAGGCCTTCCAATAAGCTCTGGCCGCGCTGATCACTTTGTACACATTTCTCACCACTGGGAGCTTCTTGTTGATAACCTCCCTGGAAGCCAACACTGAGTTGACTTCAGCATCGAACAAGTTTGCCACCTTCACCCGTTGCTCCGAGGTCATCTTCCTGCTGGAGGATGTTGAAGCCACTTCCAGCTTGCAACCTGTGGTCTCTTTCTTTAATGAATCACCTAACATCTACTCCACTCTCTTTCTTGCTTTCACCGCAACTGAAATACTCGACACAGTACCAGGCACTGTGTACGTTCCACTGTAACTTGCAGACAGGAACTTCCCAGCTGCTGACTCTCTCAACCCTTCGATCACTGTCCGTGAGTGTTGCATCACCGGAACGATGTACGTGGCTGCCTCTAGCAAAGTCACATTTAAGTCGTAAGCCAGCTCACAGCAAGTCTCTATCTCTGCCCCTGTCCACTCCTTGCCAAGCAATGGCTCAAAGCTTTCATTAAGGGAGTATCGCTTCATGTAAATCTCCCAAATCAATCTTCGCTCTTGAAGGTCTGGAAGGTCAAAGAACCACACACCAAGCTTGAACCTTCGGCGTAGCTCTGGAGGAAGAACACCCATGGAGTTGCAGGTTGCAAGCCAAAGTGTGTTGCCATCACTCACTGCATCAATCACCTTTAGGGCATCTCGGATCATCTTCTCGGAATCACCAACGTGAGGACCTTTAGCGCCACCAAGGTCTAACTGAATTGTTGGGATGTTGAACTCCGTCCCTGCTGCCTTGGCAAAAGCACTTTTGGCCGCGCCGGGAGGGCCATTAAGGATTGCACCTCTGGCTCGCTTCTCTTGCATCCAGGTCAGAAGCTGCATCAATTGATCTTGAGACACACCGCTTTGGTCTCCAGAGACGCCAGCCATCGCCTTCTCAATCTCATCGATCCAGACAATCGCGTTAGGCTTTGATCTTCCCGACAAAACTGACCGAAAGAACTGCTTGGCTGTTGACACCCCACCGATCGATTCAAAGCTCCCAGAGGATGCCACTGCCAAACCCGGCGTCTCATTGATCTTTCTGGCTTTGGATCGCCACAGCTCATCAACATCCAGACCGGCTTTGGATAATGCCAGTGAGGAAAGGTTCTCAGCTGCAAAGGCTGTCACTCCAACCGATGCCTTGCCGGCTGCTTGCAATGTCCCTGTGTCCACTTGGATCTCACTTGCCTGAGCAACACCACTGATCACTTGCTCAAGCTCTTGCTCAGTTGGTAGCGGTTGATCAAACACAATCACATCATTTTGCAATTCCGGTGGGAGAACAAAACCTCCCCCTAGAAGGACCAATGTCTTTTGCTGAGTTTTGAACCCGTCGCGGCAATTGTAGATGGCTTGAACTACGCCAGGGGAACTCAAGAAGAATTGGATGTTGTGGACAATGAACATCACCCTTGACTGTTGGCTTTTGTCGGCTGCAACCAAGAAGGAATGAAGATCGGCAAGCATGTCCACATCACCAAGACTAGAGATAGCTGCTTTGCTGATCGGGTTGTCGTGAATCATGCTCACACCCTTGGAGCAATCCCAACACACAAAGGCAATTTTTTCAGCCTCTGACTTCTGCTTGTTGAACTCTACCTGCAAGTGCATGAACAAGCTTGTGGCAAAGTCGCCTGGGTCTTTGGTCTCCACTGCCACGATCGGCACGCCGCATTTCCAGGCCTTGAGTATTTTGTCTTCGATCTTTTTTTCTTGCATCACTGATTCACCCTTGTTTGTTGTTGCTGTTTGCAACCTTGCCACCCCTATAGAACGCAAAGAATGGCAGAACATGACAAGATTTTCAGTGTGTTTTTTATCGTGGGTACAAGAGCCCAACCACCAAGCCACCCACAAAACAAACCAAACAGAACCAACCAGAACCGACGATTTGTGCCTCGCCGCGGCCTGCCTTCCACCCGTTGATGTAGGCCGACTGCTCCATGGCATCGGTAGCATCGGACCACTCTTGGAATGTCAGGCCATCCATCCAGGGGTTTGTTAAAGAAGTATCGCCCTTTGCGACTACTTTTTCATTCTCTCCATACGCCATCTCCACCATAGAACAAACTCCATTACTTTGGGAACAGAAACCACCTGAAGTATAGAACGCAATCATAGCCGAATTGCGACAGGTTTTCCGTAGCGGCACCAGGGGAACAGCCCCCTTTGAAAAAAGAAGAAAGGGAACTCAGCCGGAATGCCGGCCTGTCAGTGACCCTGTCAGTGACCCTGTCGGTCTGGCCGCGCCAACTCCAGCAAGCAATAGGCCCCAAGGTCTCGGAGGGTGTCGTCAAAGGACTCGTCGGCCACCTCGCCTGGCCTGTCCAGCAAAGAAACCAGCCGGTTTATTTTGTCTGACATTCGGACGCGGATTGCCACACCGGGATCGCAGTCGGGGGCAAGGATTGGACTTCTCCAGACGCTGCTCCCGTAGTCACTGTTTTTCCTGAGAAGCAAGGCACCCCACTGGACAACCTCCTGGGCGATGGCCAACTGATCTGGCCCCCTATTCCCTGTCAGTGACTCTTCCAGAATTTCCATGGCATCGTCCAAGGCTGTTGCTTTGTCAGTCATTTTTTGCAGTCTCACTAGATCAAGTCCGAGGAGTTTTATAAGATGTGCCTGGGAATGAAAAAAGGGGCAGCATTCTCAATTGAAAATACTACCCCTTGTACCAAAAATCACAAACCATCGCAAAGCATATCGGGTGGACCCCCTCTTTGCGTCTTAGCCTAGTTTGTAAGAACCAATTGTAAACACTTGAACAGAAGGGGCAATGGAATGGAACGCGAAATTGTAGTCACAACCGCAAATGTTCTGCATTCTTTTTGCAGCCAGGGGCGAGTGTGTGCGATCTCTTGCGAGCCAAGATGCATGACTATTCATGCAGGACTTAAAGCAATCATAGCCCGATTGCGACAGGGAGCAGCCTCACGATCTGCCACGGTTAGCGTTAAGAAGTTTAGAAATCCAGGCGCTGTCTACCCTGACAACCTGGCCTTGGGTACCGCTTAACGAATAACTGGGTCTGGTAGGTCAACATGCCTACCACTTGCACAGGTTAGCCTAAAACACATCCGACTTGGCTCAGAGCAGACTGCCAAATGCAGTCCAGCCCTTAACCCAAGGATAAAGGGGTGGTGCGCCTATCGCGCATGAAAAGCTACCAGAAATTTCATGATGAGGCTGAATCTCTGGGCTGTATCCTCGGATCTGAATCGATACTCCAGGGTTTTCCCATTTTGGATCTCTTCAACAATGCAGGTATTCAGAAGAGTTATGGCTTCCTCTACAAGGCTCTCACAGTAGCCGCGAACAAATAACTTAGCTGATTCCTCAACCTGCACGTCATCGCTTGTCTGGGACCCGTTTGCAAGCTCTGGGA